AGAATTTATTTGAAGAGCGTTACTCTTAAACTCTTCCATTAATACTTTCCAGCCATCGGTTGCAAACATATCAACCAAGGCTTCATAATGCTTTTCCGTTTCCTGATCCACCTTTCGTCCTCCTCGATTTAGTGGGTTTATCGAAATCTTTTAACTGTTTTTCTACTTCTTCTAATCTTTTCTCAAGTCTTAAAAAAATCAAATTAACTTGATCTAAGATGTTTTGCATTTCTCTATTGGTTATCATTTCAACGCCTTGGCGGTTTCAAGATTAAGCTTTCGTTCTGCCAGCATCCTATCTGTAGCTTTCAGCCTTCTTTCAAATTCTTTATCATCCTGAGTGCCTACCCTTAGATTAGTAGACACTGCTTTAATACGATCATTCTCAAGCTCAACAGGAATAGCTTTAGTCTCTGCTGCAATCTTCTGCGCTCTGGCTTGAGATTCTGCAGCCTGACCATTAAGAGCATTAGTTTGAGACTCTTGAAACGCCATCTGAGCCTGTTGAACAGCTTGTTGAGCCTGCTGCTGCTCTGGAGTAGGCTGACCAGCTTGTTGAAGCGTTTGAATTAATTGCTCCCTGTTAGCAAGATTCATATTGTCAATGATTGACTGAATCAAAGCAGAATACAGAGGAGACTCTGGAGACATTGTTTGAAGAAGCTGAACTAACTGAGTAACCTCATACTCCCTGGCAATAATCCCTAGAGAAGAAGTAACTTCAAACTTATAATCATTAACAGGATAGATTTCTGGCTCAAACTGCATATAACGATGAGCTACCTTTGTTACGAAAGGTATCAAAAATGATTCCTGAAAGTTAATTAAAGTTCTCTTATGGCGCTTAATAATAGCTCCAAGGGACATAGAAATCCCCGCAGCGGTAGCCTCACCGTTGATAGAACCTGGAATACCAGCAGAATCAATGGCTCCGGTTGCGGTCTGAACCATCTTTTGCAGGGCGTCTGCTTGGGCGAACGTAATTTGAGAGACTTGACCAAAATTAAATGGTTGAAGAACCTCTCTAGGGTCGCCATTAGTCAACAGGATTTTACCAGGGCGAACTTCGGGTCTAGCGCCACGGGGTAAACGTGTTGCGTCCATTGCCATCATGGGATGAACCGTGAGGGCAAGCGCGTCAATTCTTGCTCTTAATTCAGCATCAAGAGCCTTTTGAGAGTTATAACCTTTCTCACAGACCCCTCTTCCCCAGAATCTGCCTGGAACAATATCCCAAGGGAAAGCCACAACAGGTCTATCCTGCATCATGTATGGGTTTTTCTCTGCTTTTAGGAGAGTTCCACCATTAGCAATAACAATAATTGCCTCTACATAGTAAGACTTGTCTTCAGAAGAGTCTTCAAATTCTTCTTCTTGTTCGATTAAATTTCTTGGAACTAAACCATAATATTTAGTAAGCCTAACCTTATCATCAGGCTGATCTGTCAACTCATGGTCTGGGTCTAAGTCAGAGTCTTCTGGAGCTAATTGAATAGGCACATCTCTGTAAACGCCCTTCTCCTGAAGAAGCTCTACAGAGTGATAAGGTACATATTCATCAATAGCTACACCAATAGCATCCTCAATAGAAGTAGCTACAGGGTCAATCAAAAAGTTCTGAGGCAAAACAGGACGCAATTTGCATACAGTCCTGTCACCAATCAAAACACCAACAGCCTGCATTTGACCTTCCATAACAGGCTGAGATGCTGGCTTCATTTCTTTTTCTTGCTCAATTACTATCTCGGCAACGCCAGTACCAAAGACAGCAGCGTTAATTAAACACTCAGCTACGCCTTTCCTAATCTTGTTTCTTTGAAAGTCTCGATAAAGTTGATTTCTCAGATAAACAATGTCTTGAGTTTCCTGGTCTTGAAGGTCATCTCTAATAGTAAAGAAGTTACCTCTACCAAAAGTAGCCTCTTCAATCTCAGCTACAGAAGATTCAACTGCTTGTTGTAGAGCTGGAGATATAATTTGAGATCTTTCAGAATCTCTAGTCTTATCTTCGTAAGAATACAATCCCCTCCAAAGACGATAGTATTCATCGAATTTGTTTTCGTAGTTATTTTCAAAGTGATCTCGCCAGGAGTCGCACTTCTCTATGACCCAGCTTTCGATAGACTCTTGAATTGTAAACTCTTCTCTATCTAACATAGTTAGTACCCAGCTACTCTATCAAAGACTTCATAAGTATCATCTTCAAAGTCGTATGAATATGCCACTTTAGCTAATTGATCTATATAAGCTAAAGAATCAATCATATCGTCATGGGTTAAGGGGTCTGGAAATTGAAACAACTCATCCATGAATTGAATATTCCAATCTCCCTTGTTTAACAGAATTAAACCGTTTTCAAACCTTCCCTGTAATGCCCACATGACACGATCAGTTTTCTTTTTGTTTCCATGAGTAAGTTCTTCTACTCTAAAGAAACGATTATACTTCTTCATCAGATCAGTTAGAGGAGACATAACAGCTTGTCTGGCAATGCCTTTTTCTATTCCAACTGATACTGGCTCATAATCTCTAACGACTTGGAATATCTTTCTTGCCGTTTCGTCTAAAGACCATCTGCCAACAATAATATCTTTTACCCACCACCCATTTTCATGGACTTTAACTATAGAGATTGAGGTATTATCTAGTCGTTTTGTCTTGTTTTTCTTCCCAACCTCCTCAAAACCAGCAAGGTCAATAGCTATATAATAATCCCCAGCAGGCTCTTCTGAGCTAAAAGATACCCAGGACTCCTTGAACATCTCAGATCCACGAGCCTCAAAAGAGGCCATGAACTCCTGTCTAAAAGCATAAGAACTCATAGACTTCTTAGCTCGATCAATCTCATTTTTATCCAAGAGATTGTTGTCGTAGCTTGTATAATGCCATGCTTTAAAATCGGTATCGCTACCTAACTCAGCCTGTTTGTAGAGTTCATAAAAATGATTTCTACCCATTGGTGTACCGATAAATAAAGCACTTCCTTTTAAGTCAGCTAAAGCTGGTCTTAAAATTAGTTCCCAGACATCAGGCTTCATGTCTGCGTATTCGTCTAATACGAGGTACTTGAGAGACACACCACGCATGGTTTCTGGTCTGTCAGCACCCTTTAATGAGATGGTAATCCCGTTAATAAGCCTGATTTGCATATTATTAACGTGAGAACCCTCAATAACATCATGCCCAACCTCTAATAAAAGGTTCCACATAATGTCTCTGGCCTGTCCCTGAGTAGGGGCAACGTAAAAAACGTGTCCCTTATCAGTCTGTAAAGCATTTACCAGTAGTAAATAGGCCGCTAAACGTGATTTACCTGTTCTTCTACCAGCAGCAACTACCTTAAACCTTACAGGATCGTTCCATACTTCTTGTTGCCAAGAAAGCAAAGAAATATCTAAATTCATACAGTTAGATCGAACTTCTTTCCATCAAACTTCAACAAGAAGAATGACACGATTGCAGTAAAAATAGAGCCTGCATTTGGGGTGATAGTTAAGTAGTCTCCCTCACTCATCACAAGGAAAATTCCTTCCCCACCAAACTGGTCGTAATCTCCATCACCAAGAGACTTGTTGGATTGGAAGGTAATAATAGAGCCGTCATGCCATGCGGCTGAATATCCTGCGGTAGAGCCTGTGACGTTGGCTATGAACAACATAGTCACCCTAGCTTCGTAGCCAGTAGGGACAGTAAACAGAGTGTTACTTGTTCCTGCGGTTAAGTTCTTGCCAACAGAGTAGGCCGATTCATTGTACATTGTATTCTCTAAAATAATGATTCAATAAAAGTTTTTGCTTGTTTTGCTTTATTTTTAATCATTCGCATATCCCACATCTTAGATTTTGATGCAGCTTCATCTTCCGAGCCCGCCCAATGATATTTAATCCAAGCCTCTTTTTGAGGGATTTTACCCTTTGCAATATCAGTAAATGGAACATTTGGCGCAACACTAAGATTAATTAAAAATAAAGCATCTTGCGTGTCTTCACTTAAAACAGAAAAGTCTGGACTTACCTTTTTTCTTCTTCTTCTTCTTTCCGTAGTTATACATTCCACTGACTCCTGGCTTTTTTCTGTGCAGTTTTCGTTAATTCGTTAAAATGGAATAACCTTTTAGAGCTTTTCGACATCTTGGCCCCAGACATTAGGGTTCCATCAGGATGTTTATGGGTTTTACCTTTATGAATGGCTCCATCCTTTAAATAATGATTAACGCCTTTCATGTTTTTTACCAAAATTTATTAGGTCTTTTGTTTTGTAGCCGCCCTCTGCATACTTTATAGCAGAATCTTTATCTTTCATTGGAAGAAAATTTCCAGTACGGAGAGCATACTTCATTGCTTGTTCATTAGAATTAAATTGGTATAACTTTCCACTTGGCAGCATGACTATTGTTGGAAAAGCATACCAATTACCGTTTTCATCAACCTCAGCAGCCATTCTGTGCGTTGATATGCTCCCGTCATCATTTCTTATAAACGGGTAGTTTTGAGGATTATTTATCCTATCTATAAATTCTGGCTGTTTTTCTTCAGGCATTACTTAGGATACTCACCGTATTTAATCATGTGGGCAATATCTAAAGCCCTTCCACCTACTTGAGTAGCCCAGAGAGAGTCTAAAAACTCCATAGAGGCTTCTGAGTAGTCTTTAAGCTCTAAAGCCTGCATAGCTAGTTTAAAATCTCTTAACTTGGTGATTCCCAAGTTAAAACCCAGATTAATTAGAGCATCCTTCCTAACCTGGTCTAAATTCTTATAGAAACGAAAAGCATTGGTTAATTCTTCATCAACACGGCTTATATCGTTCTTTAACATAAAGTAGATCTCAGAATCAGATAACCCCATGTCATCGAGGTTTCTTCCTACTCCAATAGTTAGCTTCCCCGAAGTACACCGATAAGGCTTATGAGTTAACCCTTCGTGAGAGACTAACAAGTCAATCAGGTCATTCATCTACAGTTTCGCCGTCTATAGCCTCTATAGTCTCTATAGGCTCTACAGAGTTTATAGATTCCATCGAAGATACGTTAATCTGGATAATTGGTTTGTCTCCACCCTTATTCTTTTCATAATGACTAAGGGGAGCCATCCTGTCCATGATTAACTTCCAAGCCGCTGCCTGATTCTTGTGATCGTCATCAGTAGCAGCTCTAACAATAGAGTCTATGACTAAGTCTATTCTATTTGCCGATAAGAGCCTTTCTTCAAGCTTCTTAACAGCAGTACGCATTCCTTTAGGTCTGCCAGCTCTCTTCTTCTGCTCTTCTGCCCACTGATCCCTGGTCATCAACCTATTGGGGTTCTTGGGCCTTCCTCTTCCTCTTTTAGGGCCGACTAATTCTGCATTCTTTATTTTCTCTACTTTCTTCTTTTTCTTTCTTCTTACAGTTGGCTCGACTATGTTCTCAGCCTTAGCAAACTCAAGGTTATCAAATGTATCGCTAGAATCTGTCATAAGTTAGTGCTTACTAACATGGTAGATATATTTACAGATTTTCCCCTGGAGATACCTTGACCTAGCCAAATCAAAGACCTCTGTGTTAGTCTGAGTATTCTTATTACTTGTCTCAGCTAACAACACCTAATGGTGTGGTACTCATTTTACATAACCACAATGGTGATTATGACCCCTGCCAAGCTTCCTTGGATTAACTACTCAGCTATAACTCGCATCAATTCTCTAGGATCTCCAGGTTCCTGTTGTCATCTGTAGGACAGCGCAGGATTTTCTGATGCTTGTTTGTCGTATTTCTACCGCACCCTTTAAAGTCTATGCCAGACATTCAGTTGAGTTATGGTCAACCTCTGAAACACCTTTCGCAACCCTATCACGTTATTTTGGGTGATTGCAAGTAAAAGCTTACAACTCTTATGTTAGTGAACACTAACCTAGTATTTCAGCCTAAAAATTACTTTTTAAAATATCCTTAGCTAAATCAGCCAGTTGGCTTTGGTTTGAAATTGCTCTTTTGCAAGTTTGGGGGGCTACTATAATTATTACTGACCCCAGCTCCCCCTCCCCCCCCTTCAATCGACCCTGGCTCCATCGACCGCTCGCTCGATAATTGGTAGGACCAAATTGGTAGGACCAGATTGGTCAGACCAAACGGTGCGAGTGTTTTTGTGGGAACCATTAAACAGCAATGCGCTAGCCATTAAACAGCAATTCACGACCATCAGCTACTGTATAAAAGAACAGTATACAAGACAGGATTTCTTCTATAGAATCTCAATCACTGTCAACAATGACAGCAACAAATAAGAGGTGAAAGAAAATGAGAACACAATATATCGGTTCGGCCACACGGCCAAACGGTTATTTCGGTGACACTGTAAGAGTTTACCTGGTTTTTGATAATGGTTATCTGTGCGAAGTTCACAGATACGGATACCATAAGTCCCCAGTTCTGCCTATGCAATTCGCAGATCATATAGAAGCGGCTGCGTATATAGGTTTCAATCCAGAAGCAAAAGAATTTTATTCGGACGTTATTTATTCTTAAGAGGGAAAGACAATGAGCGACTTTGTTATTAATGACTACATACTGAACCAAGAATCGCGAGCTATAGTGGACGAGATTCTATCTCAGGCCGATGAAGGCCAAGATATGGAGGATCTGATACATCAGACGGTAGACGGCCACGAGTGGGTGATATACACCTACAAGGCGCTTAGACTCTGCGCTGAGTGCAACACAGACGAAGGCGAAACAATGCTAGAAGATACAGGTCAGACATTTTCAGACATAGGCGAACACGCAACAGCGGTAGCATACTGGACCCTATGCGTGGCGTGTTATAACTACTTAAACGAATTACAGGATGCAGCAGCAAAAGACGGACTAATTCATTCAGTAAAGTAGGGGGCAACATGAAAAGGCAAATCAGAATGGCAAGGCACAGATCAAAAACAAGGCGGCAATTTGCGGCAGTTTATTTAGCGGAAGGCATAGTGTACCTACTGCCCGTTTTTGCGATCCTAACGATAATCTGCCTGGTTTCCCTGGCTGGAAAGTGGGACGCGCAAGAGGCAGAAGCTACAGTTAATCTCTGTCAGGAAATGCAAACAATTTATAAACAATCAAACGGCCAATATGGCTGGCCTACATGTTAGGGAAATCAGGGAAAAATGTGGGGAAAGTGGGGAAACTAACCAAAAGAGGGTAAACGCAATGAGAGTTAATCTAACTGGTAAATGGGATTCATCTGCTAAGGCTTTTCAAGCAATAGAGACAGTAGGAGAGATAGGCTCAATCGCAATTATGAACAATATTGAAGAGATTTCTTTGCATGAAGTTAAGCAGATTAGAAGCGATGTGGTTCGCACTCATGATGGTCACGCTTGGAGAAGCCTAATCATAGAAACTGATGATGGAGATATTGAATTAACGCTTCACATGAAACGCTAGCACAAAGGATAAACGCCCAAGGATGGGCTATCACTAACCAATACAGAGGGCTAAACAATGATTAAGAATGACACCAACAAGGCCGGCATGATTGCCAGTAAACCTCAATTCTTTATGCTGCATCAAATCAAAGTAGCAGCAATTCATACGCGATTTGATAACGTCCAATGGTTTGTTTGGGATGCTGGCGTTATTGACGAATTAACGGGTCATCCAGAAGTCGTTGGTCAATATGAGACAGAGGATGAGGCAATCAGTCGGGCAAAATACTTAGCGGACTACTATGAGGCTGAGTTCTTTTTTGACTAACCACGTGGGGAAAGTGGGTAAAGCTAACAAAACGCCCTAGAATTGATTTTATTTCTACCCTATAGGTAGGTATTACTATACCTGATAAAATTGATTCTAGGGCTTTAAATTTGGCCTATTTGGCGCAAAAAAAGAGGTATTTCATGCGAGCGCAAAAACTATTGGATAGACTTGAGTTTTATAGATCAACAGGAAAGTCTACCTTTCTTGGAATCTGCCCAGCGCACAACGACAGATCGCCCAGTCTCAGGATCACACAGTGTGACGACTCAAGAGTCCTGATTCATTGCTACGCTGGCTGTGGTGCAAATGAAATCCTGGCTTCCCTGGGGCTGAGGTGGGGCGATTTGTTCCCTGATTCTGAAAACTACTCAGCACACTGGTCTGTGAAGAAAAAAGAGCAGGAAACGATTGAGGAATGGGTTTTAAAGCTTGCAGAAAGTGACTTGAAGGCTGGCAAAAGGCTGTCTGAAAAGCAAAAAGAGGTAGTAAAACAAGCCAAAATCAAGCGATTGTATTCTCCATAAGTAGTTATGGTGAAAAAAAATTGTTATACTAATTATGGAGCTAGGCTAGTCTGATCCACTGGCTGAAGGGGTTTCCCTCTTTTCCCCGCGCTCCATCCACTTCAAAGAGGCCAAAAAGGAGGCGGAATGATCTTTTATCCCTTTCACATTGGCGACTACCAGTCGCACACTGCACATCTCACGCCGGTTGAAGATATAACCTACAGGCGATTGCTTGATTTGTACTATCTGCACGAGGTTCCACTGGTCAATGACATCGACAAGCTGGCAAGGCTGACTCGCCTTCAAGGACATGAGGTTGAGATCCAAAACATCTTAAATGAATTCTTTACCCTTAAAGAAGGCTGGGAAAACTCAAGAGCAAACAGGGAGATAGATAAATATCTTAATAAATCACATAAGGCTAGACAGTCTGCTCAGTCACGATGGAATAATGCGAACGCAATGCGAACGCAATGCGAAGGCAATGCTACCATTACCAAGACCAAGACCAAGACCAATATTATTAGCAAGCCTACTCGTGAGGAGGTGGAAAATTATGCAAGTCAAATAGACTTTCATGTTGATCCAGAAAGATTCATTGACTACTACGCAGTCAGAGGCTGGAAACTAAAGGATGGCAGTCCTCTCAAGGACTGGAAGGCTGCGCTCAGGACTTGGAAGAAGAATCAGAAAAAGAATAATACTGAGGAGCGCATCCTATGAAGATCCCAGACAAAATTGATCTCAGGGACTACATCAAGTTAGTGGGAGAGCTTGAGGCTCAAGAGATTCACTCAGCAGGCAAGTGGAGGGATGAGCTACTTGCCAAGGCTCTGGGAGATGAGGAAGTCACAGGTGATACTCTTCCTTGGGGGAAAGTGAAGGAATATTTCAGGCTCAGACCATCAGAAGTGACCGTTTGGGCTGGTATGAACGGACATAGGAAGTCGATGGCAACTGGCATGGTGGCTCTGGATCTTGCACATCAAGGGAAAAGAATCGCCATAGCATCACTTGAGATGAAACCAGCAGAGACTCTGTGGAGAATGTGTCTTCAGGCCAGTGGGATTGCTCATGGCAAGCCATCCAAGGGATTTGTCGATGACTTCACTGACTTTGCTGATGAACACATCCTGATTTATGACCAACTAGACTCGATAGCTACTGAAAAAGTCTTAGGATTTGTGAATTACGTTGGGTCTGAACTCAAGTGCAATCACATCTTCCTGGACTCTCTGGCTAAATGTGGGATAGGAGTTGAGAACCGTGAAGGTGAATCTGATTTCATCAATAATTTGGCTTGGTCTGCAAAACATCTAGGCACTCACATACACCTTGTCTCTCACGTAAGAAAACCTCACTCGGCTGGGGAAGAGTACGTGCCAAGTAAGTTTGATGTGAAGGGTAACTCTGCAATCGTGGATCTGGCTGACAATTTGATTGTCTGCTGGGCTGACAAGAGGCGGGAGAACTTGAAACATCTCCCAAGCCTAGACGATAAACAATTGGAATACATGAACAATACTTTTGACCAAAAGCTGATTGTCGCAAAGCAAAGGCATGGTGCCTGGGAAGGCACGATTGGCCTGTACTCGCATCATAGTTTGCAGTTCACAGCAAACAAAGGAAAGTCGATCGAATATGACTTGACTGTTAGAAACGACAGTGTTACTGTTTGCAATGACAACTAAAGAGGAGATTGTTATGAACGTGACAGAACAGATGCGTCAATTTTTTGGCGATCAAATCAACCAGGCAATATCAAAAGAGGTAATCATGATTAAACATCCTATCGAACGATGGATTGATAAAAACCATTTATATCTAAGAATCAAGGACTGGCCTGAGCCAACTTCAGAGCAGCTTAAAGAGCTAGTCAACTATCTTTTAAATCAAGATGAAGACTTCATTTATAACGCTTTATACATGTCAGGTGACGGTTCTGAGTTTGAGCAACTTGTCGTGAAGTTTTGGGAAGACCCAACCTTTGTTGACATGAAGGCTTTGAAGTCACACATCTCCACTGCTTTCCAAGACCACGCAGCCTATCTTTTGGATCAATCTTCAGACTATATAAGGCAGGTCAACTCTGATTATTCCAACGGATATCACGAGGCTGAATCAATCACACATCGAGTGCTAACGCAGGAGGAGCTATGAAATCGTCAGAGTCGTTGAAAGAATTTAATCCAGCCTTCATTAAGGCTCAAATAGACATGGAAACAGTTGCTAAATCATCAAGCAATCCTTTCTTCAAGTCGAAATACGCTGACATAAATTCAGTCATAGAGGCTATTAAGGAAGCTCTCAATAAAAACGGCTTGGCTTTCTCTCAACATCCGGTCTCTGGTGATAAGTCAGTGGGGGTATCCACCAGGATAATGCACGAATCAGGTGAATGGATCGAAGAGGAATTTGTCATGCCATTGATGAAGCCTGATCCGCAAGCCTCTGGTTCTACCATCACGTATGCCAGAAGGTATGCCTTGCAAGCCATGTGTGGGCTTCAGGCTGTCGATGATGACGCTGAGAGGGGGATGATTCGATGACCAGAGGTAAAGCTATTTATAATATGTGCAAGGAATGTATCTACGATCCATACCAACTAGGAACATGGAAGCAGCAAGTAACAGCCTGTACAAGCCCTAAATGCCCATTATTTCCCTACAGACCCATAACTAGGGGTAAGGTATTGGTTAGCAAAGAAAACGACTATAACAGCACTTTAAGTATCGAAAAGGGGTAACCAATGAGGGTAATTGAATTTGACCAAGGAACCGAGGAATGGCTGAATGCCAGACTTGGGATTCCAACAGCAAGCAATTTCTCAAAGATCTTAACGGCTAGTGGTAAAAGGTCTACTCAACTTGAGGGGTATGTAAATCAACTGGTGAGTGAGAAGCTTACTTTGGAACCAGCTTTCAAGTTTACCTCTGATGCTATTGAAAGAGGGACTGAGTTGGAACCCCATGCCAGACTCTCTTACATGCACGAGACTGGACGTAATGTTGACATGATAGGCCTATGCCTACTTGATGATATTGACGCAGGAGCGTCCCCTGATGGGCTTGTAGAGGATGGTTTGCTTGAGATCAAATGCCCACTAGGGCATACGATGATTGATTACCTGGATAACCTTGGGTTACCTGGCAATTACAAACCACAAGTTCAGGGTCAATTATGGGTGACAGGCAGGGAGTGGTGTGATTTCTACGCATGGCATCCTGACATGATCTCTATGTTAGTCAGAGTAGAGAGAGATGAGAAATATATCTCTTTGTTAAAAGAGTTAGTCGAAGAAGTAGTTAATTCAGTAAACGTAAAGTACGAAAAGTACAGGAGGAAGTAATGAGCGATTATGATAATACAAACCGTGGAGCCTTGTTTAAGAACGACAGAAAGGACAGCGAGAAGCATCCAGACTACACTGGAAAACTTAATGTAGATGGTACTGACAGGTACTTCGCAGCTTGGATCAAAAAGTCCAAGAGTGGAAACGCATTCATGTCTCTTTCTTTGGGGGATTCTGTTGAGGCTAAGAAGCAGGAGTCTGATGACTTTAGTATGGATATCCCATTCTAGGAGGAACAGATGAACTGTGGGGAGATGTTAAAGCGTTTGCATAAAGAAAGCGGAATGACCAAGGCTGAAGTGTCAAAAGCACTAAATATGGACAGTGGGAATTACTGCAGAACTTTACAGCAGAATGATATGTTGTTCTCCACCTTCTTTAGGATTGCAGATCAAATGACAACCAGGGACAAGATATGCCAAATGTTGATACAGCGTTAAATCTTGATGATCTGAAAAGGATATTCAATACTGTCAAGGAGTTGGTCAATAAGACTGGCTTTGTCAATATAGCATGGTCTAACAAGGGGATGAGAGTAGAAGAGGCTACTCTCTCTTCCCTTCCTCAAAAAGCTTTAAAGGCTATCTGGATACGTGAAGCTACGAAAGATAACTTCAAATTAAAGGAAGTCGATGAAGCTCATTATGAAGGAATGAATAGATGGTTAAAGCTTCAATGTTATAAAGAGACAAAACAGAAGTTCTTAATCAGGTTTATAGTCAACCCCGAAAACCAGGAACATAAAGCAGAAGTTACCTCTTCAGCTAAATGGACTGTTGGCGAGATGACATTCTTCTTAGATTGGATGCAGGAGTTCTGCTCAAGAGCTGGCTTAATATTAGAAGCCAAAGGAGAATATGTTGAACTATCGAAGAAGCAAAATGATTGATAATCTAGCTTGGGTAATTATTTTAGTTATTACAAGTGTAGCTTTTATGATTGGTTATACTTTTGCTCATGCCAAGATCCAAAGAGAATGCAGGGAGTATAATGGTTTCCCTGGTTTGTATGATGAGTATTATCAGATAAGAAGTTATTACCATTGCACAAGAGTTGAATGATTACATCAGTCTGTAAATACTGTAAGGAGAAGTTTAAAGCAAAGCAAATAAAAAGCTTCTGCTCTAATTCCTGCAGGTGTAAGTTCTGGTACTACAATAAGAAGAACAGTCCTACAAACAGTATTAAGTGTCAAAACTGTGAGATTTTATTTGAGCCTCCAAAGTGGGTTAAGAGTGACCAAAAGAATAATCTATCCTATTGTTCTGATAAGTGTCGAAATACCGTATTTACAACTAAAGCAATGTATACCTGTACGATATCTATGCCTGAATATAGAATAGTTTGCGCTAATAATAAGGCTTTTCAGATGTGGCATGACGCAATCACAAAAATACAGGGGCCAGATATTAATAGTGGCGAGGTTTGGATTTATGGAAGTGAGAAAGATATCTGACATCTTATATGTTGAGAACTGTAGGGAATGTCCCTATTACCAGAAGGATGAGTACAACCCATCTAGGACATATTGTAATAAGTTTAAGGAGACTCATGGAGAACGAAAAGAAATCTCTGTGAACTTACTGTTCCCCGTCATATGTCCACTACCCAAGGTTTAATTGGAGGAAACAAATGATATCTAGGAGACAGATATGCACAAGAGTGATCCCCCAGATCCAAAAATACTTGAGCTTGGAGAGCCTACTCAGTTACAGAGAAAATTACTTCAAGCATGGATTGATGAAGGGAGCAAGAGGAAAGCTGCCAAAGCATTAAACCATCCGTTAAGCCCATTCTCCACAGCCAGAAGCTCTGTTGAAAAAAGAGCAGCAGAGAAAGGCTGGACAAAAGGAGGAGACAACTCCCACCTTGTACCTTCAGGATATTATGTAAGAGGAACTTCTACATTAATAGACTCTGAAACTGGAGAAGAGAAGCTAAAATGGGTAAAGGTAGATAAAGAGAAAGAAGCCTACGAACAGGCCCTTAAAGATTTCATAGAGGTACTAACAGATAGCGTTCCGCCAAAGAAGCCAGAAAGGAACACAATCAAAGCTTATGAAGAGAACCTGATGAGTGGGATCTTTATAGGTGATTCACATTTTGGTATGTACGCTACTGCTGATGAAACCAAACATTCAGACTATGACTCAGATATTGCTACAGAGCTTATGAGGGACGCTATTGATGACCTTGTTGATAGATCTCCTAATAGTTCTATTGGTCTCCTGGTTGACGTTGGGGACTATATGCATAGCAACTCATCTCATAATAAGACTTTTAAGGGAACCCCTGTAGATACGGATACGAGATTCTCTAGGGTTCTTAGGAAGGCTGGTCAAGCAATGAACCATGCAGTATCGAGAATGTTAGAGAAGTTTCCCAAAGTAGTTGTCGTAATAGCAAAGGGAAATCATAATCCTGATATAGCTGTGTGTGTTCAAGAGATAGTAAAGGCTTACTATAGGGATGAACCGAGGGTTACAGTCTTAGATACTAATGGTGATTTTCATTACTTAGCCTGGGGAGATTGGTTAATAGGCATAAATCATGGAGACAAGATTCGCCCTGAAAGATTAGTCTCATGTATGGCAAGAGATATGCCTAAAGCCTGGGGAAGAAGTAAATCAAGAATGTGGGCTGTAGGTCATTACCATCATCAAGATGTTAAAGAGATAGATGGATGTATAGTTCAGAAGTTTGCCGCTCTACCTCCACCTGATGGATGGCATTCATCTTCTGGCTATGGATCTACCCAGGCAATGCAGATGATAGTGTTTAAAAAGGAGGGAGGGAGACATTCTACTTTAATCTATGAACTCCCAAGACCAGAAACAGAACCTGACATTGTTATCGAGTAATTATGAAGATTAAAAGTTTAAACGCATTAGTCGATGAAGTTGCAGTCCTTCTCCAAAAGAGGGTCAGATTAAAGGCTGCTCTATCTGCCAATAAGAGTGGATTTATAGAGTGTGTTACTTGTAATAAGTGGTATCACTGGAAGAACATGCAGGGAGGTCACTGGATTGAAAGAGGGAAGAAAGCTACCAAAACTTTAGAAGAGAATATTCATCCTCAATGCGCTGGCTGTAATCAGTATGGAATGAAACATAGAACTCTTGTTAGAGAGAATTACTCTAAATACATGAGAGAGATGTATGGAGATGATTTCTGTGAGCAGCTTCTTATTAACTGTAATAGGCCAGTCAAATTTTATAGAGAAGACCTAAAAGAACAGATCAAAGAGTTAAAGAAAGAGAACAAAGAGATGGAGGCGCAGCTATAATGCAAATATATTTTGCAGGATATCAAATGGACACAGTATCAGAAGAAGAAGCTGAGAAGTGGATAGAGGATAATGTCCATGCTATGGATGAAGATACTAGAAGAATGATTGGCACTCTTTGTTATATGCTTTATAGATATGGGAACTTTATAGAAGAGAATGAAGTGCTGGCTGAATATTTTTATGAACTACAGGATAAGGAATTACACTAATGGCTGCTAAGGAAGAACAGATTGGTGGTAATCACTATAAGGATATGAAGATCCAGCCTA